AGAATTACCAATTGAGAATCGAGCAATTCCATCCTGCACACCTAACCAGAATCCAGTGCCTGAATCATATGTTATTTGACCAGCTGCATAGTAGGGTCCACTAGCCATACTAAGGCGTTGCTGTTGGGTAATCTGCACCGTATTCGGTGCAGGTTGAATAGTAAATTCATCCATTAGCCAACTCCAACTTCCAATTTCAATGAGAATTTTTGAAGTCGTAAGGCCGCATTCTGGGTATACTCAAAACGGTAAGCTCGTTGAAAGAACATTCCACCTTCGGCAAGAAATTTATGGGTCACTGTCATGTCAATGGTGCGAGCCGTCTTAAACGTAACGTAATCATCATCGGCCTCAGAAACACTGATAGTGCCAGTAGTATTGTCCCCAAGTAACCACAAGCCACTTTGAAACTTAGCCATAGGAGTTCCGAAATCATAATTATCCGTTTGAATTGTCACAGTAAAGTTTGATCCGTTATCCTGATAGGTCGTCGGATTTAATGTATAAATCCTGCCATTAGTGGCATCTTGCACATATACTTGTCCATCAACAGAGGTTGCAGCCATGCCGGGGAAGATGGCATCTGAGGCAGTCTTCCACTCTGTCCACATTCCAATCGAAACATCGTAGACCCAAGTGCGACCAGAAGTAGCTAAATTTAATACATAAATCAAATGCCCAGCAATTGTTTCCATCCAAGCGGTGCAACTAGTAATAGTCTCTGCATTTAAAATACGTTCAAGGGCGGGTGTTGAAACCCTCTTGCCTTGACGAGACCCTTCAATTAACCATACTTGGCGACTACCACCCCCGACGGCTGGCGTAGACGCAACCCACATAATAGATTCTCCAGCAAAAGACAAACTATTTTTTGTAGCTAAACCTAATTGCAATGAGTTCTGATCAATCCGTAAAAAGGGTGAATTGGACGTTCCATTGTTGAAAAAGAATTCAATACTCTGCTTGCCCATTGCCATAATCTGATCTTTGAGCCGCACGATGGCTTCCAATTCATCACCATACATGGCAGAACTAATAACATTTAGTGAAGTCCAACTAGTAAAGTTGTCTGGTTCCGTATTCCAAATTTCTCCATCTGATTGGGCCTGAACAATATAATCATCATAAAAGAGAACAGGACCTAGATTATTTTGGGGATACTGAGGATCATCAACCTCATCAATTTGAGTAATCACATCAGCAGTTGTAATATGATAATTGTCCGTGCCATCACTAATAATCAAAATCCGCTCTGTTGAAGTCGGTGAGGTTTCGGCAAACCACACCCGGCCAGTAGAGGCTGCTAATGTTACTCCTAGATCGGTAGTATTGCTATAAATTTTATTATTAAAAACACTATATATTTTACCACTACCAGCCCAAGCATAAAGACCACGTCCTGTAGCAGCACCGGCGGGTGGTTGTGAGAACTGTGCCAGTCCGGGACGTTTAACAGCCATTAATGACTTACCCCCGGTTAGAGGATTGGTATAGAGTTCAAAGAGAACATTCACATACCGCTGATCTAATGCCGCAGTTGTGCCCCGCGAGAGATGCATTCCCGCCAAGGGAATATCTATCGTCGAAGGAAAGTCTTGTTGTTTGCCCGCTTCAGCCATTAGCGTCCTGTGCGATTAGGAGTCAAATAAACCGAACCTTCTTCCATACCGAAATCCCCTACTCGTTTTCGTTCAGCTTCCGTCCACGTTTGAAGCATACCCAGTTTACGGGAGGGAATACTATATTCATATCCCAACGTAGTGGCAAGCATTAAAATAATGAGTAATTCATATTCTTGGGGAAAATCCAAATTATCCGTAGAATTATCCATGTCCTCAAAGGGTCTCTGAAACCAAATGAGAATAACTTCATCACCATTCTCAAACCTTGGATACAAGTTCAATAATCCGGTTAAAGATGTAGGTTCATAATAAATTGTATGCGGAGGACCTTCCGTAGATTTTGTTGATAATCTTACATATTCATCACGTGAAACAATATTAATAGGCACTTCAGAATCTTGTTCATAACTATAACGCTGGGCCTGCACGATTTTGAGAGGTCGCACCGTTTTATTAGTATAACTATATACGTGATTCCCACTACTAGCTACCGTAGTGACCCCAGCAGCCAACGTAACCGTGGACCCTGATGGGGCACCACTAACCGTGGACCAAAAAATATTACCACTGTCCAACTCTACTCCAATAATATCTGAGGCAGCAATCCCGGTAATAGAGTCCACAGTAAGCGTTGTATCCGTAGCTGCGCTTTCAGCTGTGAGTTCCGTATGATTATAGGTGGTGGCCGCATGACCTCCGCTAGGACCTAGGATGACTGAATTAGTATCATGAATAGGAAAGATGGCACTTTTTCGGATAGCCCACAAAGGCATCCCATCTACTGCGAGAGACTTAACAATAGCATTCAAGGCTAGTGAACCAGTAGTTAATTGATTGGCACTAGCACTAACGCCTTCGCGTAATACACCACATTTACGCAATGCAGATTCGACTATTTGAGTTCGTGTATGTTGAAAATCAACTGATCCGCTAGTTGGCATTATTTACCCCTTCGCGTCCGAAATTCGCGTCTATATTTACTTATATAGGCAGCTTGATTTTTTTTTCCTCGTATCTCCACACGATGCTCCCACCAATCCCAAATACGCAAACATGCGTAACAGGCAGAAGGAACGGCTAAGATAAGCGGAGCATATTGTGTCAAAGCCGCAATAATGACAGAACTAGAGAGAATATCTCCGGTTACTTTAAGTAGTGTGTCTTTCATATTAAGTTTCTGTTCCGTAACGAATTGTAATTAAAAGTTGATCATCTTCACTAAGGGTTTGTGGCACTGTATCTGACCACTGTGCTCCAGTATCATTGTCTATGATATCTCCATCATCAGCGTCTGCTACTACTGTGAGTATTCCAAAATATATTCGATTCTTGGCTACTAATTTTGCGTTACCTGTAACTATAGTTCCACCATTGGGAATTGGTAACGCTACACTCCATACTCCAGACTTGAAAGTAGTTGTGCTACCAGCAACGAAATAAAGTGTGAAGGTAATAACAGTATTATCATCTGAATCTTCACGACTCTGATACGTTGTAGTTAAAGTCCCATTTCCCAGAGAATCAATTAAAGAGGAGACAATATGTGCAGGATTAGTCCCTGATGTATTAATAGTCCATGTTTCCCCAGTGGAAGATACAAACGAAGAAACATTAGTTGAAGCCTCTTCTGCATCAAACAGAGCAACTATACTACCCCCAATACCATTGTGAATTTCAACACGGTAAACCTTCCCGACTAAATCTTGATCTGAAAGTATGTTCTGCCCAATAGCGACTGGGTTTACGCCATCGAAAAGGGAAGTCACTCCTGCTGTAGTTTGCGTTGCCCCGAGTTGCGTCCACGTAACACCGTCGTCCGAAGTGTAGAATTTAATATCGTTTCCACCGGCACCGTTGTCAACATCGTGGGTAACTCGCAACCACTTGATTGAGCCATCCAGAGCCCCTACAGCTACGCCTGAGTATTTTTCAGTTGTCGGGTCTGCCCCGTTTGTGGACCAAGCATAAGCAAGGTGTCCTGCAACGTTGGGAACATGCAAATCCCCCCTGACCCAAATCGAGTAAGACATATTGCTAAATGGCTCGATACCATTGTGCCACTTGTAAACGAGTGGGACACCGTGCTCAGTATTAGGAGTCCAGTCATTCAGAGAAACCTTTATCCTAATATCTATGTCTCCCGTGATGCTCAGAGCCGCGCTATCTGGTGTGCTAGCATAATTTCCCGTGATGCCGGGCAAATATAAATAATGGTCAGCACTTAGACTACCTCCGACAAGAGTATCATCACGATCAGGTCGAAGAAAAGGCAAGACTGTAGGTTTATGTATATCTTTTACAAAGTCTTGAGGATGACGACTCTCAAAATCAGCACGACATACCCAAAGACCATCCCATCGTTTCCGTAGATCAGCTGCTTTATATTTCAACCCACAGACTTGACAGATAGCATTATAACTATTGATGCCTCCTACTGAATTGCGCGGCATTACGGCGTCGTCCCATAACGAATAGATAAAGAGAAATAATCACCAGCACTAATAGTATGTGGAACGGTGTCTGACCATTGTGCTCCTGTGTCAGTAGACCGAATAGTTGCCGTAGTTGATAGGGCAGGTAATGTTACAGTTCCAAATTTACTACGTGTCCCTTGAATTAACCACATGGCTTCTCCTGTCGCAGCGTGTCCACCATTTGCTATTGGAACCGAAATAGTCCAAGGACCTGAGGCAAAGACTGCTGTGCTACCAATAACAGCATAAATGGAAACATTTACTACCTTATTGCCACTTACATCTGTAACTTCAGTATAGGTGCTTAGAATCTCGGAATTTCCAGCCGATCCTGCAATTCCACCCTCAGTCCAAAATCCACTTGTCCAAAAGTTTGTGGTCCAAAATCCACTTTCCCAAAATCCAGAACCTGCTGTGCCACTAAACAAACCCCACGTTGGTGAATATGTTAAAGGGGCATCAGAGTCTGGACTAATAAAAACTAATGGTCTTTGATCAGGTATAACTCGAATAAAGTCTTGGGGATGGCGAGATTCAAAACATGCTTGATCCACCATTGCACCATCCCATCGTCTGCGAAGTTCAGATGCTTTAAACTTAAATCCACATACATCACATATAGCATTGTAACCCCCAAGTCCTGTTACACGATTTCTTGCCATAAGACGCTTTCTTACGCAGGACCCATTGGTGTGCCAGCGCCATCTCCAGCCAATTGAACATCATTAATATATTGTGTATTGGCATCCACTTGCCCGGCGACAGTAAAAGTTAAACTATCTGTTTTAGTTTTAATGGCTCCAACCTCAGTATCCACAGCCGCTAAAATAGCGGCAACTTCCGTATCTAAAAAGTCGTCAATAGTATTCACTGATGCTTGTGTCGCAAGAGCCGTAAGTCCAGCCCCAGCCGCACCAATTTCTGCGGTATCTACTAGAATTGCAGCAGTTTCTGTGGCAACTTCCCCAAAAGTTCCAGCTGTCACATGCCCTGCTTGTGCCTCATCCCAAATCGCATCTGCGATACCTGCAATACTAGCCGCCGCAACAACCACACCATCTGTGCCAGTATCAAGAAGAATAGAATCGACAATACCATCAATAGTATCGACCGACGTTTGTGATGCACGTGCGTCCAAAATCAAATCAAGACGACCACCATTCACCCAGTCGGTTTGCAATTCATTTGTATCTGCAAGAATAGCAGCTACCTCAGTATCAAGAAAATCATCAATAGTATTCACACTTGCTTGGGTGGCAAGCACAGTTAATCCTACACCAGCAGCCCCAATTTCGGCTGTATCTGTCAGAATCGATTGTGACGTTGCTTCTAATGCACCTGCGGCAGGAACACCAGTTCCAGAAGCGGCGAAGAAGGCGTCATAGACAGCTTCCTCAACAACAGTAAAATCAGCCTTTACAGGAAGACATAAACTATCGTCATTAATCAAAACGGTCATATGACCAACAGTGCCACTAATACCGCTTTGTAGAGTCAAATGATAATAACCATCAGCAGAGGTAATAGCAGCAAAAGTGTAACCACTGATACTAACAACTGTGCTGTTATCATGCAAGATTGCTTCGGCTTCATCGGCAGTTGCGACACTGAGAGTCGTGACTGGAGTAAAGCCGTCACCAACTGCAACCACAGGACCAATTAATACCTTATGTGTTGCATTTTGTCTTATATATAACATCTTAACCTTTCAGATGATGATTATAGTGATATGCGGCAATAGGAATTGAAATTCCTGCTACTGCATCGCCGAATGCGAGGTAGCCAATACACTCATTCGTAACACCCCCTGCGGTGTCGACGATGACGGTGAAGTTGTCAGTGCCAAATACGCTTACGTCATGTCTAGTGATTACCGTGTCGGATGTGCCGGTGTAGACAAGTATCTGGTCATACTCAACCGCCGTGCCGATCTCGCACGCCGAAGACGCGGTGGCGTTCTCATCCATCTGCCCCATCGCACGTCGGGAGCCGGTGCCAGTTGCTGTTCCGAGACTAATGCGATCATGGGCTCCGAAGCTGGAGTTGGCAGCCGCCATATTGCCCAAGAAACAAATGCCCCGAAGCTGGGACATCGACAAGCTAGATATCGCCGATGTAGCATTAAGTGTCTGCCCTTCTATTGCAAGGTCTCCAGCTTGCCACGCCCCACCCTTAATCGCCATATAAATGGAACGGCGATTGGTGGTGAGGACAGTTGTCCAATTCAACGTAAAAAGGTCAGTTCCCCACGCACTGAATGCGGCGCGGCTGCCTTCGGTGCCGCCCGCGAGCGCGCACATCGTAAGACACCGACCTCCCGAAGCGACCCCATCCGTGTCCATCGCGGTGGAGGCGTCATCAGAGTTGCCCGACACAACGCATTGTTCACCCGACCCCGAGGTAAAGCCAGTGAAGAAACCGGAGTCTGTTGCTGCTGCGGTGTTCACAGCGGCTGTGGATTGGCAACCGGCTAACATAACAACTTGTGAATTGTTGTCGGTAGAAGTAAATCCAGTAGCGGTGTAGTTCTGAGTGCCGGTTGCGGCAGGCTCGGCAATGTCACCGATGGTGACGTTGGTGATATCAGCGCCGCCCCACGCTTCCCAGAACAGCGTCATCGCTGCCGGGAGAACATCGTCTACGATAAGGGTGAAGCCATCCGAGGCGAACGCGCTGATGTCTATCTTGCCGTCGAACGCTCCCGCACCGTCCGTGGTTGCCATGCAGCAATCATTCGCCGCACCGCCACCGCAGTTGGAAGTTCCTGCTGTGTCTTGAGAGAAACTGGCGATTGCTCGTCGGGAGGAAGTGCTGCTGGCGAAGCCAACACCGCGCCGCTCGTTCACAGCGCCGGTCACCGCGTCGGTGGCGCTGTCGATGCCCGTCCAGTAGAAGCGGATGGCCTTCGGCTGGAACGACAGCCCACTTACCACAAATGTGGTGCCAATCGCTCCAGTGGTTAGTTGAATTGCTCCATGGGCAAAGTCCATATACTACAGTTAGTTGATTTGTAGATTTGACGGCGCAGGCGGTGCACCAAGCACAGAGATAGGAACAGTGCGAGAGGCACAATTTGAATATGCAGAGAATACATCAACTTCCGCAGCATGACGCACACGATAGGAATAGGTTTGTCCTTCCACCACAGTCAAATCGGCGTAGGTGCTAACACCAACAGCGATAGAACCAATCTTAGTCCATGTGCCAGTTGACGTGCATGAACCCGGTTTGCGTTCAACGCGGGTGCCAGTAATACGAGAATCTACGGCATTTGTCCAACTCAAAGTATTTTGTGCAGCGAAAGCATCTGTTGAAAATGCTAGCATTACTAAGATGCCCAACAGCAATTGTAACTTTTTAAACATAGTTGTTCCTTTTTAATCTTTAAATCTAAGATAGAACACTATTACAGCTTTATCACCAGCCGTATGTCCCACCGTAGTTCCGACGATATCGCCGGTTCCACCAGCACTATTTGGATCAATAAATCCTTGATATTTGCCATCTTGCCCAAAATCTAGCACATTCTGCCCAGACAAAGTCACAATCAGATCATCAGTAGTATGTTCAAATTCTAGAACAACTTGCATACCATCACAATTATGTTCTATTTTCTCTATTACAATACGACCCGGTTCAGTGCCATCTGGCCCCGTAAATGTGCTACGATCTACCAGAACGGCATCGGTAGAACCGACACCATCCGAAGCAATCTCGCTCCGCACTACGGCCCGTCGTTTGCCATTATAAAGCACGGTGTTAGTAATTGTATCAGCCATCGGCTTATACTCCTATTATTATTCTTAAAATAGGGCGGGAATAATCCCGCCCTGATTTATATTACGCCTTAAGTGCAAAGAAGGAAATCTTAAGAGTTCCGTTGAGAGCAGCAGCCGCTGCTTCATTTCGCACAATAATAACCAATGAACCATTTGCAGGAGTAATCCGATTAATTGCCGGTTCCCCTGTAGTAGAATCCCCATATTGCACCGATGCAAAGACCATATCGGTTGCAAGAATCTTGGAATTCGTAATAGTTAGTGTATAACTTGCCGCGGCAGCGGTTGACAGAGCTTCAGTTGTAATCTTACCTGACTCAGCATTAAGGGTAGCCGCACCAGCCGCAGCAGTTGCTGTGCCAGTCCGAACGCCCAATGCCGAGAAAAATGTAAATAGTTTTGCAATAGCCATTTTAGTTTCCTTTCCTGTTATCCGAAGATAACGTCAACTCGGTTTCCCGATCTATATTGAAATAGGGAGGGACCATAGGCCCCTCCCCATAGTATTACTTACGCGCCCGGAGAACCGAACAGACCACGGGGGTCAGTCCAGCCAAACGCACAACGGAAAGTAGCCTTATACTTCGCATTGTCCGTATCGAAATCATCGTCCATGTCAAACGTATCTTCACGACGCACAAAATACTTCATGCCATCGCGCACGTTCGTCCGAATGAACCACGCATCGGTGTCCGTCAGGTAATGGTTAACCTTCAGGCCCTTCGGGAAATGACCACGCACCACATTAACCGTGTTGTTAGCGGTCCCAACTTCTGTAGTCGTTTTGAGAATTTTCTCAGCTTCAGCCCAGAGGTCAACCGGCACAATAAGCGATTGCGGCAGAACCGCAATGTTCAACTGACGGTCATTCTTAAGCTTCATCAGATCAATCACGGCCTGCTCAAGAGCAGCTTCAGAAATATCAGCCGCAGTTGCAAGTTCATTCGCATACGTCCCACCAGCGACGTTCACATGCGCGGTAGACAGGAGTTCAACCCCGTCCCCACCAGTGTAGGTGCTAGTAAACCCACGGTCATAAACCTGTGCAGACAATACTTCCTTAGTTTGACGGATAGAGAAAGCCAGACCGCGCCCACCCTTTTCCATCGCCACATCATATTGATCGTCTTCAATGGTTTCCTTAGTAATCTGGAAACCCAGACCATAAGTAACCATAGTGTAGCGTGACACGAAACCCGAACGATTGGTATCATACGAGATCGGCACACCTTCGCCCTTCCGTTGGAAGAGCCCAAAGCCACTGGTGCCAACATCTTCTTCCCAAGCTTTCCGGCTCTTGAACGTATCGAACAGATCGGTGTATTCCACCGGATGTTCTTTATATTCTTGACCGTAGAACTTGTTAATGCCGGGCCACATGGCCTTCATCCATAAACCAGTATTAATAGCCATAGTATAATCTCCTTAAATACCAGTTGCCGACAGGCTCATATGCTCAACGGGCTTAACTTCCCAACGAGCATTAGTGCCAATGGCGTTACCCGGACGAGGAACCAAGCGCATGAGGCGGAAACCAGCGGTAGTCGTCACCGACGTAACGCTAGAATCAATCTCCTGTGCTGAAGTGCCCGTAGTCGCATTACCAGCCAAAGCTGCCAGAACGTCTACGTTCCTGCCCACGTCAACAGCCGCGAGAGTCGCGCCGACGCTATCTTCCTGAACTTCAAAAATCAAACCGGGATCATCCGCAACCATCAAGATTGCCGCTGTGCTGGCAGGCTTGTGATTCGTTTGTAGAGCGGTCGGGTTCGGAAGAAACCCAATCACTACTCCCATCATATTGTCGCCAACCGCATACAGGTTGACAATAGGCATACCTTCAACGTCTACTCCGCTGACAAACGTGCCAGCAGGACCAGCATCCCCAGCGTGGGTCACGATATCGCCAATAAAGATGGCGGTGCCGTAAGACGCGGGAACAAAATACAAATTATGAGCGCCGTTGTAAGGAGAGCCGTCAAGATATCGAACGGGTCTAAGACCATTCGGGGTATCAGGATTAGCCATATTAAACTCCTACTTTTAATGTTAAGAATATCATCAGGAGATATATGGCGTTGATATTACTCTTCGCCACGTTTTGCCGAACGACGGCCCGGCACAACATCCTCTACTTCTACTTTTCCGTAGTAATTAGAGGCTTTCTCTCCGCTAATGGTGGCTTTTTCACGTTCGTCAACTATCTTTTGCTTTTCGAGTTGGTCGGCATTATACCACTCTTCGGGAATCTGCATAAGGATTGACTCTTTACCGCCACCAGTTCTTTTAGTTATTGCTGACCCCATCTGGGAACCGTTGTCAGCAGACATATCACCCACTTGCACCTTTTCACGAACAACCTCATAACCACGGTCAAGAAGTTGGTCAACGCGCTCGGGAGTGTTATCCACCCAACGGCCTACCATTCCGGGAGCCAGTCCCTTAACTGTTAAAATATTACGCCGCCCATCAATGGGTGATCTTACGCGCCGGTTCCTACGAGCAATCGCTTCGGGAGAGGGTGTCGCCTTCCCAACTGATTCAACTGTGAGACCTTTGGCGGTCGCCTTCTCGGGAGAAGGACTTTCAATTTTCACTTCCTGACTCTTGAGAAAGGAAGGTTCCACGGATGCCCCTACGGGCTTCGGTGGTTTCATTTGCGACTTAAGCACTGTCATGATCTGACTCCTTATTTCTTAACGCCGAACTTCTTAAGATCGGACGCATATTCATTCATATTCTTGTAGAGACCCTTCTTAACCAACGTCCGGCCAACATCCTTCTCTTCTGATGTTAGGGATACCCGATGAGCAACTTGATTGCTTGTGCGGGTTGCGGTTAGATTGTCACTACCCTCGACCGGACTACCCGGCCTTTTAACGGTTTTTCTCTGAATCATTCCAAACCTCTCTGGAAACTTGGTTTTTACTTGAGTAGTAATATGCTCGTAAACTTCGGTATTAGGTGCATCAGGATGTTCCTGTGCATACTGCATTCCAATAACTTCAGCATACGCCCTCATTTCAGGACGCTCTTTAAACCACGGATTACGAGTTACCCACGGGATAAATTCCGGGGCTACTTGCGATTGTTGGGGTTGGACTTGCTCAAGTGCTTGAACATCTTGTTTAGCAGCAGTATCTAATTGCTCCAAACGCTGTTCAATCAAATCGGCAGTAGTATCATCCCCTTCCTTAGTAGCTTCTCTAAGTTGGGCCTTAAGTTCCCTCTTAGCCTTCTCATAACCAGCACCAAAAATCTTTTTCTGTTGACTAGCGAGGGTATTAACCACACTGTCTAATTGTTTAATTTGGCGGTTCTGATTATGAATCTTTCTCAGTAACTCACCGCGCCGATTAAACTCCTTGGCAGAAACCCATTCATCTGGATCACCATCCCATTCGTTCTTCGGTCTCCAATTAGACTCCATAGCGATACGTTCATGTTCTGTAAGTTGTTGATCGGTAGTTGTATCAGCCCCGTCTTCAACAATTTCATCGCTATCTACGTCCTCGTCTACAACAACTTCTTCATTGCCTTCTTCGTTTTCTAGCTTTTCCAATTCATCTTGCGCTACTTCGGCAGGATTCTCAGCCATTGCTACTCCTTTTCGCCATCTTTATACGGCACTTCCTCTTCAAGTCTGCACATAATATCTTCATATCTGAAGACAATATACAGTTCATCATCGTAAGTAATAAACTTACCACCATATTTTACAAATATGACTCTATCTCCTACTTGATACCATTCCTGCCCACTTGGATTCATATCGTCTTTGAAAGCCAGAGGACCAATAGCAACTACTGTTCCTTCGGTTGTGGCTCCACGGGCGCGTTCTTCATCTGCTCTAGCGAGAATAATACCACCCTTTGACTTCAGTTCCAAATCCTTGGGTTTAACAATTACATAACTACCGAATGGTAACGGTATGCGTTTTTCCGTCATTATCATCTTCCTTGTCTTCTATGACATTAGTTACTTCCATAATAGTATCAGTCAAAAACTCTAGACCCTCCACGTAACCAATAGCACGAGCTACTTGTTGGACAACATTATCACCCAATACTTCCGGGCTGACTGCACGTTTACGGGAACTTTCCTGTTCTTGTCTGATAATATCCATTACTTGCTTAGTAACGGCATTGTGCTTCCAAGCGATTATTGCTTCCTTTGGTGCTACCAATTCATACTCAGGAATTGCTCCTGTTACCTTCATTATAACAACTCCATAAAGGCCCGCTATACGCGGGATTTTGTTGTGATGGTAAATAATCAACAGGTGATTTTAATTCAACTCTTTTTATAGTGCCATCAGGATAATATTCAACTGCCTTAATTAAATGACATATGGTATTATGAATCATCCCACAATAAGGACATGAACTAGTATCAGGTGCTGTGGTAGTCATTATTTTTTATCACTTGTCTTTTTTGGCATTTTCTTTGCCATTTCAATCTTAACTCTACCTAATGCTTCTTGTTGTTTTACTTTTTGATAACCTTCAACAGCTGCTTGACGAACCTTTTGCTGATGTTCTTGCTCACTTTGTCTACGTTTTTGAGCAGCAGCAATACCTTCTTGACGAACCTTTTGATTACCTTCAACTTGTTTTATCCTTAAATCAACATCTGCTTTCTGTGCTGTCTCACGCAGTTTTAACTGACCAGACATAGCTTTTATCATCTGATCCTGCTTAAGACCCTGAGCCTTTATCTCACCCTGCATAGCTGCAAGTTTGCCTTTCAACTGGGTAAGGGCCGCTTTACCTTGCATATCCTGTTGCTTATCCTGCATTTCCATTTGCATGAGTTGTGCTTCAGGCGGAGGCGGGGGTGTGTAATTCATTAGTTCTTCAATACCTTCAATACGCATTGCCTCTAGAACCCTTCTGGTAACTACCTTTGGATCAACTGTCCCTAACGGGATGAACTCTAGCTGCGCCCTTGCTTTGATAAGCTTCTCAGCGTCAGTAGCTACATCCGGGTCTGCTGTTGGCAACACCGTCAACTCAATTCGTTGATAATCTTCTCTAGTCAATTCGACCGGATAATCCACACGGTCATCCAAATACAACTGATTTAGTTTAAAGAGTTTCTTGAACTCAGAGTCAAGCGAGCGATAGACCCTTTTGTAAATCGCAGTAAAGACAGCCATGCCCTGTTTGACGGTTTCCATCGTTGTCGTAGCTGGCGTATTCTGGCCGGGCATCTTACCCACAAAGATTTCGGCAATGCTCGCAACTTTCTCTCCACCTTCAATTAAGGCTCCAAGCATCTGGAATAGAACCTGTGAAGGTTCACGGACGGGTAGTTGATAGACAGCCTTGCGTAAATCGTCAACAGTAGTATTGACAACTTTCCATTCATTCGGAGCGAACTTGTATTCTCCCGCCTTGATGCGGACACCCTTGCCAAGAAATCCACCATTGGTGGTATACATTGTTCCTTGGTCAAGGATTTGATTAATACTGGTGTTAATGGTTTCATTGATCGGTCCCAAGAGAAGACCAAATCCCAAGTCATAGAAGGACCCGTCTGGATTGGGGATGAATCCATATTTGGTAAAGTATTCGTCAGGTTCAATGGACACCACCTTTGATTTATTAATACTACCAGTATCAGACCACTTAATACTATCTTCCCGGAATCTCGGACTTACCCGGAGCACTGTCTCAGAACCAGAATCAAAAGTAATGATGTAAGGCTCAAGATAACCGTCCCCATCCAAGTCGTAGTGACAATGACATTCCACAATTCTGTAAGGCGTTGTCTCATCGTCCTCCGTGGGCATTTGAAGATCATGTTGAGATTCAGTTCGTTCATTCCCAGTAAATTCAGAACTCTTAGCATCTCCTAATTCTACATCTAAGAAATGTCCTTTAGCTTTACGGGTATAAATATCATTCCCAGACATCTCAAGGATATGATGTTTACGAGTATATCCACCTAATTTCTTAGCCCAGTAATTAACAACTAAATCTTTGGGTAACACAAGTTCGGAGACATTCATCTCACGAACACCATTATAATAGGTCTTCTTATAAGCCATGCCAATAATAGGAATAATCATGAACAATTTGTCCATATCTTCTTCCCAGTTATCCATTTCTTCAAGAACCTGATAACTCATGTGTTCCGCTACTTTTTCGGAAATCGTATTAAGTTCCGGTGTAGTTTTGCCTACAATCTTAGCCCTGACCGGACTTTTCGGAGGAATCAGTGCAGGATACGCCCGTGCAGAAAACTGCATAGCCGCAGTTGTCAACAGAGGATATTTAATATTGGCTGCATCAGGCCACGGGAAGGACTTTGTATCTTTATATTGAACAGCCAGTTTCATCCAACTGTCCACATTCTCTTCCCACGCGGACCGACTTATGAGGTCTATATCAAGCGCCTTCTTTAACTTACTTCCCAATTCAGTGAGTTCTTCTTCATCCATGAACTCAGCTAAATTAAGATTGTCAGGATCAATGATAGTAGTGATTGGAACAACAGCTTTAGGCATTTAATATCCTGTTAATCGTGAACGACCATCGTTGTCAGAGTAATACCCCGTGCGCCGTTTTTCTTCTTCTTCGTCTTCTTCATCTTTTTCTTGTGGCGTCGGGGCAACCGTTAATTGCAGTAATGATAGACCTATAAGAGAGAACGCATCTACTTGGTCATCATATTGGCCCCGAGGAAACTGACATAACTCAGTCTCAAAAACGGGATACCATTCAGCATCTTTGAAGAATCTGACTCCGTGGACCCGAACGCGGCCTACAATACTTCTAGCCCGTTCTTCCTTGTCCACTGAAGGAGTAATCTTTTCCCAATTGATGAAGAGATTCCTCTTAAACATTTCTTCTTCAACAAAGGGTCCTATTGCTTTTTCCAAAACACCTTTTTCAATCGCGAACCAATAGGGATGGTATTTCTCTTGAATCTCAAAAAGCGTTTCAATAATCTCTTTGGTATCAAACCGAGCACGTATGACTTCACAGACATACATAAGATTGTCAGCATCAATACCAACAACCACAAAGCTGCTATAATCAGCACGCTTATTTTGAGAAATCGCCAAATCCACGCCAACATAGTAATGCAATGGAATCTTATCTTGAATAATGAGAGTCAGTGTTTTTTCATCAATAGGCAATAAATCCGACCGCCTAAACATTGCTCTGCTTTCGTCAATCGGATAGTTCAGATATTCCTGATTATAGATATCTGCCTGCCCTTGCAATACTAAGTCTGCACGTTTCTCTTTAAGCCACCTTTCATCATACATCTCAGGCCATAGGATATGTGAGAAGTCATCCGAATGGGCTCTATATTTTACCGATTTCCAAGCACCTATCTTGTTAGTGCTGTATATCTTTAGTGGTTCTATAACAGTAGCCTTATTATGAAGTCGAGGCATACGGTTTTCAAGGTAAGAGTCAATATGAAGAATGGTTCCTACCAAGCGAATTGCACCCCCTTTAGAGAGGATGGGCAACAATGCCCCATTCATCCAGCGTCTAAACTTATCTCTACGTTCCGGGTTCATGACGATCTCATCGTTCTCTAAGTCATCGCCAACGATGAGGTCAGGACGCTGATTACGCCACTTGAGACCTCGGACCTTCTGTTCACTTCCCTTCGCCTGAATCCGAAACCTATGGCCATCCGTCATACGGATGATAATATCGGTTTCCTGATCCTTTTCTAACTTCTCAACACCAAACAACTGAATGATATCTTCGTTCTCAATTAACTCACGTTTAATATCATTCAAAAACTGAGTCGCTTGTCCTTCAGTATCACTTATGATGATTACGTAGCTCCGTTCTCTGAACAGAACACAAGCTAAGACGTAAGCAAAAGTGATCGCAGTTGATTTAGCGTGACCTCTAGGAGCCGCAATAGCTATATACTTATCATCACTACAGCATAACTCCCACCATTCTCTGTGACACTGGGGAGATACTACACTGTTATGAAAATTCTTAGCTAGACAAGACCCTACAAATCCTTCAATTATGGAAGCAGTTAGCTTCATCTAATTCTTACTCTCTCAACTTATCCTTAAAAGGAGACAATAAAGGCTCAATTTCAACAATAAATGTTATATACCCTGTAATATCAGCCATAGACACTATGCCTATTAATTCTCCCTTTTCATTGAATACACCACCCCCAGAATTGCCCGGTCGGGCCGGGGCCGTAACTACAGCATATTCAACAGCATTTACTACAACCCTACCTTGCATTTCTCCATAAGTTATAATCCTAGCAAGACTGTAAGGAAAGCCAACTAACATGACACTTTCCCCTTCTTCAATCGTTCCCATAGCTGGTTTAGCACATGGACAAGGAGCATTAGGGATAATCAATAGAGCTAAATCAAGGGCTGGATTACCATATCCAAAGGTTACAACATACTCCAAATCATCAATTATAACTACTGGAGATTCCATTCGCAAACAATGGCGGGCTGTCAAAGCCTCACCGGGAGCTATCATAACTACAGAACAAGAAGACTTAGTAGCCTCGTCTGTCATATTATGAACTGTAGCAGCAACTTCCTTCCGCTTGTTTGCAAATTGATTATTATAAGGACTAGCTCCAAATAGAAATAGAGCCAATACTAATATACCACCAGTAATCAGTTTTTTCATAACTAACCTTTTGGATCATACTCTATATGAATATGATCTTTCTCTAAGATCACATCATATTTAAGACCAAGTTCTTTCTTAAGTTCGTCCTTAAGTGCTTCTAGAACATGGAAGGTTCTCAAATCGAAGGCTTTGCCTTCATAATGAAAGGACCCTACTTTATGAATACCATCTCTACCACTAGTAATGATAGCTTCGGCTACACCGAACTTCTGGAAAACTTGATCCAGCTTCTTATGGAGGTCAGGATTGTCTACCAATGGATGCATATCCGCCCAGACAACGCCATCTTTAAAGCGCATCTTGGCTTAATTCCTTACTTTCTGCCGTAACGTCTTTAGCTGCAGAAAACCTCTTGAATTCCTCAGCCAACTTTTCTAACCTAGCTTCTACCCCTATCTTCTCAGACCTAGAGGTCGCCTTGCCACGGAGTAATTGCCGCTTATCTACGACAGTAGTAGCAACAATATTGGCGTCACGCATATTAACAGGTCGTCGGTGAATCTCATCTTTGTATGAACCATCAGGTTGCTTACGCGATTTAACAATATATTCACCATTTGACAACCGATCTTGAATAGCTTCTAATGCTTTATCTACAATTGCTGTCTGTTTAGAAACAATATCCTGATCTATAGACGTATGGACTTTATCCAACATGTCTGTGAACCAGTCCTCAGTCTTCCAAGTCTTGATAGTAGTAGGTGAGACCTTCGTCAACCGAGAGAGTTCATCGGGAGAGGTCATACCTGCGGCGTAGAGGGCCACCACTTCAATCCTTTTCTCTTCCGGCCACCATCCTGACTTCCGTTTCAACGGTGTCTTGCCAGCGAGGAACCGTTCCATGTAGGTTCCGGGGCCAGATTTATGTAATCTTTGCTCTGCTTCTGCTATAACAGCAGGAGTTTTAACCTCAATTTCTCCAGTTTCTGGGGTAACTACTATATTTTTAAGCATTATATCGTTCCTTCATATTTAACTGGCTCAAACTGAGGTATCTCGGGAGGATTCTCAATCTTATGAATTTGATCGTATGCCCATTGATAAGCCCGCTCTAGGTTATCAGGATGCCTGCGCATCCCTTCCTTGACTAACTCGCCATGAATTCGTTTATCTTGTGCAACCCACATATCTTTAAGTTGCTTTGGATCAATAGTAGGCATTACTTTTTACCCTTTGTTCCTTTTAAAGCTTTAGAAGCTCGTTGGTATTCTTCATAAGAACCGGGATATTTCTTAAAGACTTCTGCGGTATCTGGGTCATCCATTAGGGTCTTACCCTTACGAAGCTCTCCCTCCCTACCTCGTAGATAACTTATAGTTTCACCCGGATCAGTTCCTAATCCTTTACCCTTATAGTAGGCCCCCTTCTTGTAAGCCAGTCGAAGGAGATCGTTATACATATCATTTGAGAAATTAGGCCGCCACCCAGAGGAATTATATCCTTTTACCTGATTTAGGCTATCCAAGGATTCCTTAACATGGGTCATCTCATGCCCTAACAAACGAGAAGAAGGATATTGTTCCTTATCTATATTCTCCGCGGAAAGATGAAGATCATAGGGTCTAGTAGGATACATATAAGCAAATGCAGTATTATCTGAAAAGTCACGATGGAGCTTAAATTGATTTGCTTGGTTTGTATCGAATCCTGAGAACTCATATGGGTTCTGCCAGAAGTTAGTCATACCGCCAGCTAACCCGCTATAATCAAGTAAAGTGCGCTTTAATTCTTGTGCTTTGGGGTGGAATTGAGCTTCTAGATGGGTATCTAGAAACGACTTAGCATGTTCCAACCTGTCTACATAATCGTAGAAAAGCTCAGGATTCATAGAATCATACTTATCTATTTCTCGTAATTCCAACTCCCTTCTATCGGAAGGGCTATAAAGCGGTAAATCTGGGTAATCAGCCATATATCCTCCGAACAGATTTCTAGTGTCGTATATATTATACCACATCTTAAGGCAAATGTCAATAGGGGGAGAGCAACTATTTTATAAGTATATGTTTATTAATAGAAGATAGTTTAGGTAAAAAAAGTAGTGGACACTAACATACTTTTTATGGTATAATATATGTATGAAAAGGGCGAAGGTAAATGAAATGAAAGGGCTCTGGTAAATAGTATTATATATAGAGTATATATAGTGTTTGTATTATATTAATTAATTAAGTAATATAAATAGATTAAAAAATAGCGTTTTACGCAGTCTCGCAGAGACTGTGTTTATCTCCAAGTAGTTGATAAATAAGAGTTTTAGAAAATATGTAGTATCCTCTCAAAGGGTATCTCCCCCCCACCGAGCCACCGGGGGGGTTTTCCCCCCTCCCCCCCTTCAATGAGAATAATTATCATTATTGCTTATCTCCCCGGCTAGGGATTAGACTAGGTCTGAGTCTTGGACTCATTCTAATCAGCCTCTTACGCGGGCCTATCCTCCCATTAGTAAACTAAATCCAGCCTATCAGTTTATTCTATGGATACTCTCGGGAACTATCCCCGTATCCTGCGGTCTTACTTTCAGACGGGTAACATCAGACGCACAAACCAATCCCCGTCACGCCACACTGTCAAGCGGGTTGACTCTGTCCTCAGCGCCTACAGTGACCGGCAGCGAAACTGCGGAGTAGTAACCCGTAGTCTAGGTCACTCCAATATGCTCATCGTGACCTATCTGACCGCACGGGAGAAGCCCACCGCACATGCCTGACCAGTAGGCTATAAGATGCTGGCTATGGATAGATTAGTATCCTAAATCCTCTCTATTCCATGTGGTGAGAGATTCACTCTCACTCTGATTGTATTTACTGTCAGATAACCTTGAAATACGGGGTGAAACATGGAAAATGTAACAAACAAGCAGGAAAAGCCTGTTGTCGAGGGCGAACCAAAAGCTGGGCCGAATGAGCGGGCAGGAAAGGACGCTGTGCCTGCCAAGCTTTCATTCCACGATGTTGGAGTGAAGCACGCTCAACAAGTCAGTCAGACTGATGATCGGATGTTCGGAACACAGAACACCATCCGGGAACAGTTGAAGCTGATCTTGGAAGCTCCGCAGGATTCGTGGTTCTCCTACACGGACGGCTTCAAGCAAGTGCTGGACAAGCGGAAGGAAGAAAACAGGCCAACCGCTGCACTCGGCGTCCTACGCTCGCAGATAGCGCGAGTGCTGAACGCTGGCAAGCGCAACAAGACCGATGTGATGGCGAAACTCAGCGATACCAAACTTCGCTGGAACGTCATGCTGAAGTCACTTCCCAAAGTCCACGAGA